TTGAAAGAGATTCTGTAAATCCTGGTGATTTAGATGCTTCTAACAATTTAGTTGATAGAGATTTAAGTGGAAAGACACAAGAGGTTCAAGATGTAGCTAAGGCTGTCTGGACATCTGATGTAAAAACTGCTTGGAAGAATCAATTGATTGCAGAGAAGAATAAATATGGTGGTTAGTTATGAGCATCTTAAAAGTAAATAAAATACAAGATACTACTGGAGACGATGCTCTTACATTTGACTCCAGTGGTAATACTACTGTTAACCAAAGTCTTACTGTAGGCGGTACAACTAACCTTACTATAACCGATGGAGACTTAGTTGTAGGTACCGCAGGACATGGTATTAGCTTTGCTGCTACTGCAGACGGTACCACGATGTCATCTGAGCTTTTAGATGATTATGAAGAAGGCTACTTTACGGCGACTTGTGCAAGTAGCGTTACTCTACATAGTGGAGTTGATGTACTTGCCTACACAAAAATTGGAAGAATGGTTCACATTTCAGGTGAATTAAGAGTTGATTCCGATAATAGTAATGCAAACTTTGAAATAACTAATATGCCTTTTACTTCATCTAATAATACTGGTGGACTAGAAGATGCCTTTAATACTTGTGGTAGCATTGTTTTACATAGCTGGAATTTTGAAAATAATGATGCGTGGGGTAATTGTTTTATGACTAGAAATACTTCAACTCTTATTTTCTACACAACAAGAGATAACGGAGGTTATGAACCCTTAGACGCTTATTCAAATGGTTATATCTCAATTGGCTTTTCATACATGGCGGCGACTTAATTATGGCATTAACACAAGTAAAAACAAGCGGTATAGCAGCTGATGCTGTGACTGGGGCTAAAATAGCTGATGCAGCCGTAGCTAATGAACATATTGCAGCAGATGCAGTTAACCCAACTCAAATGGCTCATGGTACAGATGGTAATCTTATTACCTATGATGCTAATGGAGCTCCAGGTTTCGTACTTACAGGTAATGATGGACAAGTATTAACCTCCACAGGAGCTGGTTCACCTCCAGTTTTTGAAACTCTACCAGTAACTAGTGGTGAAGGTACAGCAGTATTGTCAACAGGTGAATCAGGTGGTACTAAGTTTCTAAGAGAAGATGGAGACGGTAGCTGCTCTTGGCAGACTGTCTCTACAGATCCTACTACAACTTCTGGTACTAATAACTTCACCGTAGCTGATGGAAACCTAGTAATAGGAACAGCTGGACACGGTATTGACTTTAGTGCCGTTGGTACTGGAAGCTCTGTATCAGCTGATGAAAACATTTTAGATGACTATGAAGCTGGTACATGGACACCTTCTGTTGTAACTGGAACACTTGGATCAGGAACAGTAGGGTATTATGTGAAAGTTGGTAACGTAGTTCATGTAAATGGACGATTAGAATCATTTTCAGATACTACTTCTGGTCAAGCACTTATTATGAATGTCCGACCTTTTGCTGCTTCTAGAGCAGATCAAGTTCCAATGGCATGTCATTTATTACATTTTGGTAGTAGTAATGGTACAGCTTATAGCTTCCATTTCCATAATAATAGTTGGTATGTTATTTATCAAGGTAACAGTGGAGGGCAGTCTTATTTCCAGCATTCAGATATGAGCGCATCTTGTGCAATAGCTTTCTCAGGCAGCTATATAATAGCCTAAAACCGTTTAACTTAATAAAGGAATCCTAATGGCATTTACAGAAAAACAAGAATACAAAGTTGAGGTGATTCCACCTTTCAACCATGTACAAGTCAGGAGAGCTGACATCGTATTGAAAGATAATAAAGAAGTAGGTAGAACTTTTTGGAGAGAAGCACTAGTATGTGGTTCTTTAGATGGAAGTGATAACTTAGTAGATACAGATGTATCAAGTAAAGCACAAGTTGTTAAAGATGTTTGTTCTGCAGTCTGGACTACAGATGTTAAGAATGCTTATAAAGCAGAATTAATAGCTAATAAATCTTAATGTCAATTAATCTCCCTCGTCCTAACCTACCCAAACCTCTAGACATCCCTCAGATGTACCTGAGGCAGCCTACAGCGGATGTTCCGGCCTTTAGGCCCATAGTTGTACCCCCAGCTGATTTGGAGCGCCCTGAGGAGACTGAGCCGGCTAAGGAAGAGGAGACTAAGACAGAACAACCTGAACCGCCTAAACTTAAAATACCAGTTATAGATATACAGCTACCATTACCCACAGTGGAAGTAGTGGCTGTAGCATCTTATGCGGCTGTTTCGGCTGTAGTAGTAACTACATTCGCTGAGCCTGTATCTAAATCCATTAAAAAAAAGGTACAAAAATTCCTACAAGGAAAAGTTAATAAATGGAAGGAAAATCGGAAGAAAAAAAAGGAATCCTCGGAAAGCTGAAAGATGCTGCAGAGGATCAAGAACATCAAATCCAGATCCTTGGAACATTTGTTAGGCTCGGAGTAGTCGTCTGGTCTGGCTTTATCATAACATTAAATTACATTGATATCCCGATTGTGAAGAAATCTGGTAACTCAGATATTACGTTCGTGGCTAGCGTGTTTACTGGTGCATTGGCCACTTTTGGCTTGACCACTGGTAATAAAAATGGTAAAGGTACTCCTATGAACTGTCCTATGGCTAAAAAGAAAGAAGAATGAAAAAATGGCTACTAGCGCTGTTACTACTGTCACCAACTGCTGTAAAAGCAGAATTGGTCACACCACAGTTCACGCAAGGAAGCATGAACTCAACAACAACAACGACCCAGGAGATTACGGAGACAATCGAAATCACAACTTATGGGTCAGCATTAAACAAATGGTCTGGGGACAACATAACCCATACCTCCACTACGTCAGGAGGAATAGCGGATTCAGATTCGGTATTCAACATGACAACAGCTGGTTCAGACTTTACACTAGAAATAGTAACGAG